AAGTGGTAAATTAATAGATTCTTTAATTTGTTTTTTATCTTCAGAAATAATAGTATTAATAATTCTTTTTTTAGATTCTAATACTGTCTCTAAATTTTTAATAGATTTGTTATATATGGTTATATCTAAATCTTTATAGTTGTTTTCAGTTCCTTTATTAATTGAAGAAATCCATTTGTCAACTTTCATAAGTTCTCGTTCGTTATTCTCAAGTAGAATTTGAGAATATTCAATTGATTCGTTAATATAATCAATTGCGATATCATTACTTAATCCTTTTTTTTGTGAAAGGTCGTCATAAATATAATACAGCTCCGCTAAATCCTTATTTTCTAAAACCATAGATTTTAACTGATTCATATATGTTTTAAAAGTTGGTTTGCCGTATTGGTCAACGGACGCATTTTCTATTTTTGTTTTGATTGTTCCGAACGTGTTCATAATGTTTTTAATTATAAATATTTACTAACTTAGTAAATCCTTCAATTTATCGTTGATTTCTAATAATGAATTTCTTCCTTTTGCTAAATCCATATAATCTCCTCCCCCAAACAAATTTTCTTCTAATAATATATTCAAATCATTTTTGTTAAAACCTTCGGGAGTTACTGCTGCCCCTGCATCGGCCGGTGCTTCAGGGGTTTCTGGTGCTCCACCCATTGCTGCACCCATATCTGCACCTGCCTCAGCACCTGCCTCAGCACCTGCTTCACCTGCCGGTTCACCATCTTTTTTACCATATAACTTATCAATATTATCAAACAATCCCGTTTTAGTAATAACCTCGGCGGTTTTACCTAATTCAGCAGCAACTGCCCTTTCAATTCTTTGTTGTTGTATGTCTAATCTAATCTCATCATCAGAGAATCCTAATATATGTTTTTTAGCCCAAGATGCAGATACAGGAGACACCGTGTTTGGAATCTCAGCAACCGCATCTTTATATAATGTGATTTTTTCTTTCCATAATTCAATACCCAATAAATCAGATTGTTTTGATGGGTTATGTAATCCTAATGTAAAGTTTGTTAATTCATCTTCAAACCCTAATAAGAATAAGTGAATGATTGCAATTTTGTTTAATTCGGCAATCATACATTTTTGAATTCTATTAATTGTTCTTGCAAAACGAATATCTAATAATGATAAGTTTTTACCATCACCAACCGCCTCTTCAAAACCTAAATACGCTTTAGGTATTCTTAATGCCGTTACAAGTTTCTTTTGGATATACTCAATGTCCGCAATCTCTGCCAAGTTTCCACCACCAGGTAATGTTTCTATTGGGTTTGTTGCTGCGGCATCTCTAACGGGTATAAAGTAATCTTGGTCTACCGCTAATTGGTTATATCTCATATCAACGTTACCTGTATGTGGGTCTGAAATTTGGTCCCTTTTAAATTTACTAGCAACTCTTTGTACATATGGGTCAACATCTTTATCATCCATATTCCCAACAAACACTTTAAACACCCTTCTTTCAGGTGCTCTCGATACACGATAAACTAACATCGCATCTTCAGATAATAAAAGTTGTTTCCAAATACGACGTGATTTTTCCAACATAGAAGTACCGTAAGGTAGTTTTCTATCGTCACCTAAAATTCTAAAATGAGCAATTTCCCATGTATTAAATTCCATGTTCTTTTCTTTCCAAGTAAACTTCAAAGCATCATTCTCCATTTCTTGTGAGTACTTATCAGGTTGGAACCTCATCCCTTTTTCTAATCTTTCTATTTGAATATTAGGTAATTGTTGGCAACCAACTACACCTTTTTCTGGGTCTAATTTTAAATAAACAAAGTTATCCCCAAACTTACAAGTATTTCTTGTCCACATAGGTAAGTTTGTACTAATATCTAATTTGTTGTTAAACAAATCGGCCAATACCGATTTAATTCTTTTTGATTCTGAATAAATTTGTAAAATATGACCATCTTTATCAGGTGTGGTAGACTCCTCCCCATATATGTCTAGTGCGGCAGAAATCTCAGGAGTATACTCCATTGATTCATAATCATAATATGACGCCATTCTTGTTGGTTCATAATAAACCGCCTGTTGGTATAGATTACCCTCAACTTTTTGCCATTGTTTACCAATGTACATAGTTTGCTGTGCTTGTAATTTTTCTTTTTCAAACTCAGTCTTATCCGTAGTTTTGAGTAGTTCTTTTTTATCAAACTTAAAAACAGGTGCTTGTTGGTCTAAGGTGGCACTAGGTCCGAAAACCTTACCTAATCTTTGCCATACTGTCATTTTATCTTGTGCCATAATTTTTTTAATTAAATAATAGTGTTAGTTGTTATAAATTAAACTGTTCTACCACCGAATAACCATAAATACTTTTCATAATCACTTTTAGTTACTTGTTGTCTACCATAGTTCATAGTATTATAGATATCTACAGGAACACCAGGATTAAAATTTTGAGAACTGTCTTTGAACATATTTGTTTCAGAGGTCCATGATTCTAACATCGCCTTTGTTTGTTCCGTCGCCTTTTCTAATTGAGCAAAAGAAGTCTCACCAACAAATATAGCCATCGCAAATGCCATGATTAAATCATCATGTTGGCCCTTTTGATGGTCAGGTCTACCGTTAACATAAACAAAAGTATTTAATTCGTTAAATAGTCTTTGTGACCTCAAAGCAAAATCAAACCTTAACGATTCTTCAAAGGCTTGGATAATTAAAACACGTTTTGAATTAAAGTTAATTCCTGGTATTTTATCTTGTGATTTTGGATCCCATTTCCATTTATCGGCAGGATTGACCCCATCGATATATAAATTTTTATAACCTAATTCTTGTAATTTTCTAGATGTAGAGACACCCATACCTCCGGTAATGTCAATAACAATAAATGCACTATACATTGTCCCCCACTTAAATGCAATTTCCGCCAAAACATCAGGCGGGACTTTACCAATATATTCTAAAACTTGTTCTCTATTATCAAAATCAATAATAGATAATGTACTAAAATCCTCACTATCCCCTCTTGATACGTCAACACCCATAATATATCTATGACCACTTACAGGTTCTTTCCATTGCCAAAGAGCACCTCCCATAAATTTATTTTCAGGTTCTCTAATATGATTTTCTTTTATTTTTTTCATGGTTTCGGCAGGTATAACACTATCCCCCGAACCTAAAAAGTTACATTCAAGTTCTTGTGATATTTTTCTTTTATCAAACTTTAACTTTTTAGCCATCGCCTCAAACCAAGAACTATAAGGTTTGTATCCCTCATGTTCTATTTTTCTTTTTATATCTTCAAAATCTCTATCACTAACTTTAGTTTCTGAATAATCTAATGTTATTTCACTATCATTATAATCACCCCTATTTAACATGTAGTGAACAATATCGTTACATTTAATAAGTTTTAAATCTTTGGAGTAACGTGGGTCACGAAACCAGTACATCTCTGTAATCTTAAAGTCGTTCATCCCTTTTACCGCTTGACTATAAATTGAATAATAAATTGGGTCAAATCCGTTTGGTGTTGAAATTACAATAACTTTACCTCCTGTTGAAAGGGACGCCATACAAGCAGACCAAAAATCTTCATCAGCGTTAATGTATGCGGCCTCATCGAATATTAATATTGTTGGTGTATAACCACGCAAAGCATCTTTTGATGTTGCAACTGCCTTTACCTCACAACCATTGGTTAATTTAAAGTGTCTTTGTGAATTCTTTTCGTTTGAAAATGTAACACCTAACCATGAAGGCCATTGGTCAACAAATGCACGGACCTTATTACCCATTTCCATTGCGGTGTCCATTTTGTTTGCAATAATTAGAATTTTTTCTGGTTTTGATTTTTTGGCAAACACCAATCTTTTTGATGCCCAAGCAGAAGTTACCGTAGATACCCCCGCCTGACGATACTTCAAAGCAATATTTTCTTCGCAAGTATCGTAGTCTTTAACTAACGTAACTTGGTCGTTAAACAATTCTAATGGAACGTATTTAGATTGGGTATTATCGTAAGTTTGTAGATAGGTTTTGAGTGCGTACGGAGTATCATTTACACATTTAGCGTACTCTAGTAATATTTGTTCTTTTGATAAAGACATTCATCATTATTTTCTTTTATTAAGGGACCTCATCACTTCACCTTTTGTTGTGTGTGGAGGTAAGTGATTTTGAATAATACTTAAAATACTTTCTTCTATTTTTTTAGACTTTTTTTGTTCATCACTTTTATTTATCCCTATATTTTTAACCGGTTTTTTTGTATCATCCACCCCACAATCTTCCATAAATTTATTAAAATCGGTTTGTATACCTTCTCTTTTAAATTTGTTTACCATATCCTTTGCGATGGATTTTCTATTGTTAATATCTTTAACTTTTTTAAGAATTTCAATAACCCCATCAATCATATCTTTTTGGTCATTTCTTTTAACACCTTTTTTAATACTTTCAGTTGCTTCTATTTTTTTTGGTAATCCTTTATGTTTTGTTGAAGCAAAATCCTCGAGGTCTTTTTTTGACATTTCTTTTGACATTTTTTCAACCGATTTCGAAACTTTTGACTTTGGGGTATCACCTTTCTTAACTGAAAGAGCTAATCCCATAATTTTTTGTTGTTGTTTTGAAACTGCCTTTTCTTGTAGTCTAGTTTCTGTTGGCATATTATCAGGACCCTGTTTCTGAATTGGATCTTGGTCGTCTTCACCTTTATTGGCATCCATAGAATCAAATTCTTCCTTTTCTTCTAATTCACCTTCAGTTGGTGTTGTAGTAATAATAGTTTTACCTCCTTGATTAGTTACTGTTGAACCCGCAATCGCTGTTTTTGCTCCTGTTGGTAATTCAATGACTTTAGAAGTCACTGTTTTTTCAACAGGTTTAGGTTGCTCATTTACAATTTTAGAATGTAACACATTAATTTGCTCTTTAGACAGGTTTTCCAAAGTATTAATTGAAAACCCCTCGTGTAAAAGTCTAACTAATTTAGGACACTAATCTTTTTCCTTCGTAATTATCAGGTTTTTCCCAACCTAAAGCAATTACACCATCAACCGCATCATACATCCCAAAAAAATCAGAGTTTTGTATTAACTCTAATTCAATATCGGAGTTTTTTAAAACGCCAACCTTTTTTATAAACTCAACATGTGGTGGTGTTGGTTTACCATTTGCAGTTTCACTTTCCCACTCTTCACCGTATACGTCGTCAACATCTGAAAATATAAACTCATATATATTATCACCTCTAAAATTTGGCCCCAATTCGTTTATAAAAACTAACGTCATAAAGTTTTTCCTTCTGGTGTTACTTTTACTTGTTTACCGTTAATGTTCAAAACTAAATTTCCTTTATTTGTTTTACCAACTAAAGTGGAGTTTCTATAATCCTCTAAAAGACTAAGACCTTTTCTTTCTTGTTTTTTACTTACTGAAAATTCAATTAAATCTTTCTTCTGTTGTATTTTATTTAATTTTTCTTGTAAATAATCTACTTTCTTTTTGTTTTCTAATATTGGTCTTTCATCTTCTTTGATATTAAAGTATTTTGACAATACTTTTTCTACTTTTGATTCAGAAAAAATGGAATCCATTACATTTTGATAACCTTCTTTAGGTTCTTCTACCGGAGGTGCAGGAATCTCTTCTCCTTCAGGTGCTGGCGGCATTTCTCCTTCATCACCCATATCACCCATATCAGGCATATTCATTTCGTCTTCATCTGATAAATCAAAATCACCTTCATCTGACATTCCATAATCTTCATCAAAACCTTCTATCTTATCGACAATTTCTTCTCTATCGTCGTCGTCTAAATTTTTAATATCAATTGCAGAGATTATTGAATTAATAACATATTTAATATCTTGGGAATCCATCCCTTTATCTTTATCGAAAGCTCTAATTTTTTGACTTAATTTTCCTGTAAGTTTTTGAATCATCTTTAGACCTGATGGGCCCATTTCATCATCGTCCATTGTCGGCATCTCTTCACCTTCAGGTGCTGGTGGCATTTCTTCATCAGGTGCCGGTGGCATTTCTTCATCAGGTGCCGGTGGCATTTCTCCTTCAGGTGCCGGTGGCATTTCTCTTTCAGGTGCCGGTGGCATTTCTCCTTCAGGTGCCGGTGGCATTTCTCCTTCAGGTGCCGGTGGTAATGCTCCCGCATCAGGTGCCGGTGGTAAGGCACCCGCATCAGGTGCTGGTAAATTTTCATCACCTGCGGGACCTTCAGGGGTTTTCTTATTTGTTTTTAGAACGAATTTTTTTTTTCCTTGTTCCCCTAATAGTGGAATTTCAAATTCATTACCTTCGTTTCTATTAATTTCTGAAACAACTAAATTAAGTTTTTTCATCGCGTCTGAATATGAACGATAATATTTTCTACTCCTCATAGGTTCGGAGTAATCTAAATTAGATTCATTCAAACCTTTTTTGATGATATAACCAGATTTTTCTTTTACAATACCATAAAGGTTTCCATCTGCAAGACGGATAGTATAATTTGTAGTTGATAAATCATTATTTTCAAGTTTAGGTACATCATTGTATTTGGCGATTTCCATAATACGTTTTAATTTATCTAATCCTTCTAATTTTTCACTACCTAAAGGTCTCAAGTCTCCCATTTTATTTTTATTTTAATTGTTTAATCCGTTGAATCCACCAATAGTTATAGCACTACATTGATTTATTGTACCACCGGTAACATTTGACCAAACAGGTGTTGGTGTTGCAAAGGTAACTACATTACCTGCGGATGACCCTGAACCAGGTAAAAAACCAGTAACGGTTGTGGTATAATAAGAAGTACACGCTGATGTCGGCATAATATTTTTATTATATAAATATACTAATAGTTTGTATTTTTATTTTTATTCAAAATTTTCTTGTTCTAATGATAATTTTTTATCAGCAATCTCATTTTTAAAATTTTCT